GGAACAGCAAAAAGGCGCAATCAGCGTTGAACAGCCTTCACAGTTGTCACGTCAAATTGCTTTCCGTGGCTACTTCGCCTCAAAAGTCATTGACGCAACCAAGACAATCAAGGCTGCTTTCGTCTAAACCGACGAAGTACTAGAGGAACTGAAGAACCATGGCCACTTACGACTTAGCGTTTCACACACGCCTAGACGGTGTTGTGGTTCTTCAGACCTTCGTTGAAACTGGCATCCAAGTCGGCGATGTTGTCACCATTGCTGGCGCAGGCCACAACATGAACGGCACACACACCGTTCTTTCTACGCAAGACAACGAATACATCGGACAGTCAGACGAAGGCGACTTTCAGTTTGACAATGAAGTCATTCGACTGTTTCAGTTTCTTTTCCGAGACGATGACGGTGATTTAGAGCGTTCTGTTGCTACAGGAACTGTCACATTCACACCTAGCGTGAGTTGGATAAATTCTAGCGATGTGACCAGTTGGCTCGGCATTGACGTTTCAACGGCAAATGACACGGCCTTTGTCACCGTCTGCGTCAATGCCACCAACAACTGGTGCTTTAGAAAGCGTCGTGAGGCTGGTTACACAGACTCGATGACAACAGTGCCGGGTGCAGATGTAAAACTTGGGGCAATCATGTATGCAGCAACTCTCTACCGTGAGCGTGGCTCTGCAGATTCGTTTGCCTCATTTGACGCAATGTCTTCAATCCCTATTCCTTCAACCATGGGACGCATCATGTCTCTCATTGGTTGTGGCCGTCCACAGGTGGCCTAATGCCTGCATCTGGAATCCTCGTTGACGCAGTGAACGCAATCAAAACAGCGTTGACAGCGTTGGGTTTGAAACCAGTCACAGACCCACGCAACGCACGACCCATGTCTGTCTTTATTGAACTCCCAGTGATGACTTCATGGACTTACAACGTGGGCGACTTTCGCATCCCAGTTCGCATACTTGCAGCTCCTCCCGGCAACCAAGATTCAGGTGACTATCTGATGACCACGGTTGACACAATCATGAACTCTTCCATTGCCGTAGTTGACGCCCGACCGGGCAACGCTTCATACGGTGGGCAAGACATCCCAACATACGATTTGACTGTGGCAATCGCAGTTAGACGAAACTAGAAAGGTCAGAAATGGCATCAACAACATTCCTCAGCAACGCAACTGTGAACATCACACAGGGTGCTACTACTTACACCAAGATTGGCGACAACGCTAACCAAGTGACATTGACCATCGGTCAGGACTCGCTTGAATCCACAGCATTCGGTGACACTGGTCATCGCTTCGTTGGTGGCCTGCAAATGGTTGAATGTACAATCGAGTTTTTCCTGTCTTACGGTGGCTCAGGCGCAACAGCAGAAGTTGAAACAGCACTTGCAGACATGGTCGGCAAAGGCAGCACAACACTTGTCATCAGCCCTTCAGGAACAACCGAATCAGCGTCTAACCCTGAGTACACCATTACAAACGCAATGCTTGAATCCTTTACGCCTATCAACTCAACAGTGGGCGAACTCGCAACCGTGACGGCTACCTTTACTGGTGGCACATGGGCACGAGACATTACCTGATACAAGGAAAGAGGGAAACATGAAAATCCAACTACGCATCACGCCCAACGAAGGCGAACCATACGAACTAGAAACAAACCTGTTCGTCATTGTCGCTTGGGAACGCAAGTTCAAACAAAAAGCCTCAACACTTGCCAACGGCATCGGCATCGAAGACCTTGCATTTATGGCGTATGAATGCTGCAAACAAAACAACATCCCAGTGCCAGTTTCGTTTGACCAATACATCAAAGACGTGAACGCCGTGGAAGTAGTTGGTTCAGAAAACCCAAAAGCCACGGAAGCAACAGTTACAGACGAGCCTTAGCAGAAGTACTTGTTGCCACCGGGTATTACCCCCCACAAATACCATTCGAGACGGATGACCTGAACACGGTCATTGAGATTTTGAATAAACAACAGAAAGCAGCGAACAAAAGATGACAGCATCAGCCTCCATAGAAATGACAGGTCTGAAAGAAGCCATCCGTTCGCTGAACAAAGTTGAGCCGGGTCTTCGTAAAGAGTTCACCAAGAACGCCAACGAAATCGCCCAACCAGCCATCCGTGAAGTTCAGCAGGGCTACGCCCGAATTCCTCTGTCGGGTATGGCCCGAAACTGGACAGATAAATCAGGACGCAAAATCTTTCCGTTCTCCGTGGCCAAGGCACAGTCTGGAGTCAAGTTGAAAGTGGACGCTGCAAGGGAAGCCGTCAGCCTGCTTTACATCACACAGACCTACGTGGGCGCTGCCGTCTTCGAGGCTGCAGGGCGTAGCAACCCCAACACACTGGGAGACTCTCTAGGGCCACTCAAACCCAACCAGACGAGAGTTCTTGGCCCTTCTGTATTTAGGAAGCGTGGCGAAATTGAAAAGGCCTTAGAACGGCTTTCCTTAGATGCAATTCGTCGAGTCGAAAGGGAACTGAACTAATGGCTCTTGCTATACCAATCATAAGCACTTTTGACGGAGGTGGAGTTTCCAAGGCCATTTCGGAATTCCGAAATTTGGAGGGCGCAGGAAAAAAGGCGCAGTTCGCCATCAAGAAAGCAGCCGTGCCTGCAGCTGCAGCCTTGGCTGGTTTGGCTGTTGTCCTAGGTGATGCTGTCAAGGGCGCTATGGAAGACGCTGCAGCGCAAGCAGAACTAGCACGACAACTCAAAGCAACAACAGGTGCAAACGACGCACAAATTGCAAGCGTCGAAGATTGGATTACTGCACAGGGTAAAGCACTTGGAATTACTGATGATGAGTTACGCCCGGCATTCGCTGGCCTTGTGAGGGCTACTGGCGATGTTGCCCACGCCCAAAAATTAGCGTCTCAAGCATTCGACCTTGCAGCGCAAAAAGGTCTGCCACTAGAAACCGTCACAAAAGCATTAGAAAAGGCTTACGGTGGCAACCTCACAGCCCTAGCAAAACTTGCCCCCGAATACCGTCAGATGATAAAAGACGGCGCATCGTTTGAAGACGTTATGTATGCCATCGGCCTTGCCACAGATGGCGCTGCAACAGTCGCAGCGAACACTGCCGAAGGCAAGTTCAAACGCTTCCAAGTTGCAATGAACGAAACCAAAGAATCTGTCGGTAGTGCATTACTTCCAGTCCTTGAGGCTGCGTTACCTGCTCTTCAGGCTTTCGGCGACTGGGCACAAAACAACCCCACAGCATTTACCATTATCGCTGCAGCAATTGGTGCAGTTGCACTGTCAATCATGGCAGTCAATGTTGCTATGGCGCTCAACCCATTCAGCCTCATCGCTGCAGGCATCGCTCTGCTAGTTGTCGGTCTTGGTGTCGCATACAAAAAGTTTGAAGGATTCCGAAACCTTGTCAACGTGGTCATCAACTCCATCATTGGCTATTTTGAATTTCTAGCGAACTCATGGATAAAAGTAATCAACGCACTGATTCGTGGTTACAACGCAATACCCGGACTCAAAGACATTTCGCTAGTTGCTGACGTTGCTTTTGGCAGACTCGGCGAAAGTCGAGGCCCATCAGGTGCAGACAAATCAAGGTTTGACACCATCCCAGCAATGGCTGACGGTGGAGTTGTCAACACGCCCGGTGGAATGCTCGCCCTTATCGGTGAGGCAGGCCCAGAGGCTGTAATTCCTCTTGACCGTCTTGGCCAAATGGGTGGTGGTGGCACAACTGTCAACATCAACGTCAACGGTGGCGACCCACAGGCTGTGGTGCAGGCACTACGCACTTACATGAGGCAAAACGGTTCTATCCCTATTCGAGTGAGCAACATTTTCTAATGGCTCTGGGCTTGCAAGAATACAAAGTTTCCTATTCGGCTGACAATGTAACGTTCACTGCACTAAGCAATGTTCAAAACATCAACTTGTCTGTAGGCATTCAGGCTCAACTAGACCAAATCAGAGCCTCAACAGGGCAGGTAGTTGTTAGGTATCCAACAGGATTTGCTTCACCGATTACTGACCTCAAAGCAGGCACATACATAAAAATTGAAAACGACACAAATCCAAGTCCTTATGTTTTGTGGGTAGGCAAAATCTCTAATGTCGTGGTCGAGTATGGCATCCCCTATTCGGCTGGTGTAGGACCGGCTGACTTTCTAACCATTTCTTGCGAAGGGTTTTTTGCTGACTTGGGTCGTATGACAGGCAACAATTATTCAATGGCTGCAGACACATTGACTAGCCAGTTTTCGGCTGCATCAACTCAATCTGGTGTTCCTATGTTTTGGAATGGCCAAGCGTCACGCACAGGAGCTGCACAAACCATTTCAGGAACTTGGGCTGATTGGCTAGCCAAAACTGCTTTGTCTAATAATGCTCGTATGTGGGACGGCATTGCCTCGGCGCTTTACGATGTTTTTATTGTTGACCCATTCACTTTGACTGGCACTCAAAACTATTTCACAGATGGCACACCTGACCCTCTCAACATTTCTCAAAAGTACGACCAGATAACGTTTGACAGTCTTGCCGATAACTACTGGACTCAGGTTTCTGTAGCACCTGACGGTCTTGCTACTCAGACTGTGACGAAGGTGGGCGAGACTGCGCCGTTTCGTACTTATCAAGTAAACACTAATAACCCGACTACTGGACAGGCGTTGGACTTTGCCAATTATCTGTTGGGTAACTATCAGACACCAAAGTTTGCGATTAGTTCTGTTTCGTGTTTGGCTGAGGCTCAGACCGGTGCAATGTTGCTAGACAATTTTGCTGGTTTTACACAGACTTTTGCTGGCACAGTGGGTGTTCAGACCGAGGTTGTTTTTCGTGGCACCACGTTTGTTTGTGTGGTTGAAGGTGTCACTATGTCGGCCACCCCTGCCGGTGCTCGGTTCACTTTTTATCTTTCGGGTGCAGACCTGAACGCTTATTTGCTGCTTGACGAGTTGACTCGTGGCACGCTCGATAACAACAAGTTAGGATACTAAACATGGCTACACCACCAGATTTCACGACAGGGGCAGTGCTCACAGCAGCGCAAATGAACGCTGTCGGGCTTTGGCTTGTCAAGACACAGACGGTCGGGTCTGCTGTTCCCGATGTAACTGTGACCGACGCATTTTCGGCAGATTACGACAACTACAAAATCCTTTACACAGGTGGAACTGCAAGTGGCGCTGTTGGCCCTCTCAACATGAAATTGGGTAGTTCTACTACTGGTTATTACAGCGTGGCCACTTACGGTCTTTACACTGGCACTACTGGAATAGTGAGCAACAACAACGTATTGGGTTATTGGTATTATGCTGGCGCAGCCAATAATGTTGTGGGAAACATTCTAAACATTGACGTTATGGAGCCTTTCAACTCTGCTAAATACACTCATTTCAACGGGTTTTTCAATGTTGTAGATGTTGCTGGAACCACTGGTGGTTATCACGCAGTAAACGCAAGTTACACATCGTTTACGCTTACGCCGGGTAGTGGCACGATTAGTGGTGGCGTCATTAGCGTTTACGGATACCGATAGGACAAACCATGACAAACCCAAACATACAAATAGATGACCTTGTGCGTGAAATGACCGATGAGGAACACGAAGCACTCCTCGCTACTGGATGGACAATGGAACCAAAAAATGAAACGCTTACTGCTGATTAGCGCCACCCTCATCACCCTCACAGCCTGTGCAGACCGTACAAGAGTGAACTGCGAACGCATCAAAAACAAAGCCCCCGAAACCATCGGAACACAAACACAAATAGGAGGTGGACGCTGTGCCTAAAGAAAGAATGTCAAACGAAGAAATTAAAGCACGCATCATTCTTTTTGTTGCAGCTGGACTCACGCTTTCATTTGTGATGGCCATCGCTTCACTCATCTACGGCCTGCTGTTCGTCACGCAACCACTCGACCAAGCACCCAACGATGCCGAAGCATGGGCAGTACTGTCACCAATGCTTATGACCCTCGCCGGTGGCCTCATCGGTGTACTCGCAGGCAACGGCCTCAAAGACAAACCGAAAGACCCACCAAGTGCCTCGTAAATACCCCTACTATCCAGTGACCGAACCCGGCACAGGCAAACTTGCAGGAACAGAAAAGTTCGTGCAGCTATGCCTACGGCGCTATCCGTCATTCACCAATTTGGGCACATGGGTTGTTCGCAACATGAGAGGCAAAAAAACCCTAAGCGTCCATTCCTTGGGTGTGGCTGGCGACGTGGGCTATTCCAAAACTCGTGAAGGACGACGCCAAGCAAAAGAACTGTGGGATTGGCTGATTGAGCACTCAGAAGCCCTAGGACTGTGCGAACTGCACGACTACGCCTACAGAGACCCTAAACAGCCTGAAAGCGACCAGACGGCCTATGGGCGTGGCTATCGCTGTAGCCGTGGTGAAGGCACAAAGGGCGTCAAAATCTTCAACAAAACAGACAACGCAGGTTCATTCGGTGGAGCATGGCTCCACTTTGAACTTGAAATGGACTTGGCAAAAGACGCAAAAGCCCTCGAAGCAGCATGGCGAGCGTTGCCAAAACCCAACTCAGACAAGGCATAGCCAACTCTGACAGGCTCTAGGCGTGGCGTGTTTCCCTCCTGCGCCTAGGGTCGCATTCTCAATACTTGCAATTGTGGTTAGATGTGGTTATAGTGAAGATATGAACACAGCGACAATCTCACTCAACAACATCAACTACACAATCGTCCAAATCAAAGACCACGGAGACAACTTCAAAACTCAGCTCGGATGGACACACTTTGCCGAAGTCAAAAGAGTCAACGGTCGCCGGACATACTTTGCAAACCTTCTTATCGTCGACGGAGAAATCATGGACTCAAAGGTAATCAACTAATGGAAACACACAGAAAACCAACACGCAACGAATACGGCAGCTACTACTACCGAAACTTCACCATTTATCGTGACGGCAATTCACGCAACTTTCTTGTTCGCTATGGCAGAACCAGCGCAGGCGTTTATCACGAAAAAACGTTGACGTCTTTGCGTTGTGCTTGTTTATTTATTGACAAAATCTCTGATGCCAAATAAACCAATCACTGCCCAATGTGGCACACGCTCTGCATACAAACGACATTTGCGTCATAAAGAAACACCATGCGAACAATGCAAAAAAGCCAATGCCTATTGGCATAAATTGCACAGGACAAAGTCATGACCAAAACGCAAACAGGGTACAACCCACAATTCGACTTCAAAGTTGACTTGGCATACGGCCAAGGAGCAGAAGCCGAACTGGTCGCTTTCTTCAACTCTGTCCAAGGGTCAAAAGTAGAAGTCAAAGCAGACCGATACCGAAACGGCAAAATGACCATTGAAACCCAATGCATGAACGACAACGGCGAATGGTGTCAATCAGGTATCAACGTCACAAAAGCAGAATGGTGGGCCTACCGATACGCCCCCGGTGCCTTCTCGCTGGTCAGCGTGGCAAGACTCAAAAAGTATCTTCGACTCAACAAAGGCCACATTGAGAAATGGGATTTTGCCAAAGGTTCAGACCACCCCAGCAGAGGATTTCTGCTAACCCCAGACCAAGTAAAACAAATGATGACAGAGGAATGGTACGACGCATGAGCGAAAAGCCACTTGTCCTGACCTATCTTCCATTAGTGTCAAAAGACAGAACAACACTCGTTCAGGTGTTTATCGACCCTGAGACAAATCTGATAGTTCAGGCCTCCGTGGCCACCCGGCAAGACAGTTGGGGAACTTGGGGATTGCCAATAGAAGTTTTTGAGGATTGACAAAGTTCATCATGGCGTTCACGCTTTTTACTGCCCTACTCGTACCAGCATCAGCAGCTGCAAAAGAAGATTGGAATCACCCCATGCCCAAATCATGGTATGTGGATTTGGCTCGTTGCGAAACTGGCAACAACACACGCCACTCGACTCGCTCGTATGTGACGGCTTTTGGCATTTACAGGCGCACTTGGGACAACTGGAACAAGACACCCAATCGCAAAGCGCATTTGTTGACGTTTGCACAGCAGGCAAGAGGCGTTGACAGGATTGCTTTCCACGGTCACACTGAGGGTGGCCAGTATCGCTATCCAGTCGGGCTGTACGGCTGGGGAGCCATAAAGAACAACTGCAACGGTTTGAATGACCAACTTTGCAAATCCAACCACCCATCTGTTATAAAAATAAGGCGCTGCAAATAGCGCATCTAGTCAGTGAGGGAAACAATGACACATTCAGAAGCAATACACACTCTCGGCCTGTTGGCTGCGAAACTAGAAATAGAGATGCGTTTCCAAGAACGTGAAGCCGTCGAGTACGCCATCGGGCAACTATCTATGGCTAAGAAAGACGACCCGAACGCACTTGCACAGTTGATTTTGGATTCTGCAAAACAGGCATCAGAACTGTACGCAAAAGGTCTCATCTGATGAGCGACAATGGCACACTCAAAGACCATTTAGAAGACGTCATCACCGAACGCAACGACCTGCTTCGTCGTTTAGAAGAAGCAAACAAAACCATCAGGTCACTGGAAAAAGAATGTGACCGTTTAGAAAGGCTCAAAGCCAATGGCATTTAATCTTGAAGACTACGAACCAGTAGCCCACAGACTTGACAGATGGCTCAAAGACTGCCATGTGCGAAGCGTCCAACCAAGAGTCATCACCGACCTTGTGCACTACCTGCAAAACTCAGCCGTCTTCTCAGCATCGCTGTACGAGAATGACGTGCTGATTGCTACAGGCTGGGCTGAAGAAGTGCGTGGTGAAGGCCACATCAACAAAACCAGCCATTTGGAGAACTGTGAGACTGGCGCTGTAGGCCGTGCGTTGGCTAATGCCGGGTATGCAGGCTCAGACCTCAACAAGCGTCCTAGCCGTGAAGAGATGACCAAGGTGCAGCGTGTGAGCACAACCAGCGCCGACGGTGTCACGACAGAGCGCCCAGCGAACGCACCCAGCGACAAACAGGTGTGGCTGTATAAGAAGTTGTTGAAAGAGGCAGGCAAGTTGCCCCCACTTGACCTGTCAAGCATGGACAAGTTCCAAGTGTCCAAGGCTATTGAAGCCCTCAAAAACAATGAGCCTGAAGAAATCCCACTACCCGAAGAGGAGCCGTTCTGATGAGCAAGATAAACCCCGGCATTCGTGTCTTGTCTTGTGGCTGTTTATTCAACACCAACAAGAAAACTAAAACTTGCCACATTTATCCATGCACCGAAAATTGCAGCAACCTCACGATGGCGCTAAGTATGGCTAAATCTGATGGGCAAGAAATACAACACGTCTGGGAACAAGATGACTGAGTTTCTATCAATGTGCATCATGGTTTTCGCTGTGTTTATGACAGGGCTTTTACTAGGTCAGGCAGGCAAGAAATGATGCCCTACGGCCTCAACGGTGAATGGCACTACCCAGATTGCACAGCCACCCTCAACAGGGAATTCGACTGTCACTGTGTTGACAACATGGTTACGCAGCTCAGCATTCTCTCTGAGGAATGCAAAAGACTTATGCAAATCAACCGAACCCTAGAAAGCCAGCTGCGCCGTGCCACCCCCAATGCATGACGCCTCTGAGCGTCTATTTCAAGACGCTGTCGAGCAAATCGCCAAGATGAACGGCTGGCTCATCTTTCACGCCTCACCCAAAATGGTTAGACCCGGTGTGTGGCGTTCAGACGGCAAAGGATTTCCAGACCTTGTACTGTGCCACCCCAAAAGAGGATTCATCATGGCCGAACTTAAAAGCCAAGACGGACGCCTCAGCCATGACCAGAAACTGTGGGCAGAAGCCCTACTGAACGCAGGCATTGAGCACTACGTGTGGCGACCAAACCAATTAGACCTGATTGCAGCACGACTAGGCAGGCAAGCCCAATGAGCGCCAAATGGCTATGGGTTTACTACGGCTCGCTCCTCGTGTGCGCTATTGTCGCACTCAGGTGGTTCTTCAAAGACTAAACGGTGGTGCCCATGGGCGATTGGGCTAAGTAGAGGGCGATTTCTCCAGCCACCAAAACCTACAACTGAATACAACCACGGCCACATAGGGGATTGCACTCTGTTGGCATAACACTCG